AGACTCTTTTTCCGTAGATTTGGAGAATCAAAAAACAGAAAGAAATTTATTTCTTTTGCACATGATTTAGCATATTCAAGAAGATGTTCACCTCAAGTTCCTATGAGTTTCATAGAAGAAGCAAACATTGAATATAAGAAGTCTCTTACTTCCATTGCTAAAGAAACATTGGTTAATCCTGATATTATTAGGACTATAGTACCAATTGTTTTTCCTGGTGCAAAACTTAACATTGAAAATTATTGTAAACATTCAAATCAATGTCTTTCTACCTCCAAATCAGAAACTCCTGATGGATCCATTGTTCAAATGGATTATATTCCTTTACCGAAAGTAAATGGTGTTCAGATTCCTGCACCATACTTTTCTCCTTCATTAATACCTGATGTTGTATTTGGAGGAGCTACTCTTTTAACCGAACCACTAAAGATTCGTACAATTACAACGTGCTCTCCTGAAGAATACTACGCTTTTAAGCCAATACAGTCTCTTTTAAAAGACAGTATGGTCAAAAGTAAGGTATTGCTTTTTGGTAGAGATGCAGAAGAAGTTGATATTGAAAATTTAGTTGAAGATTCAAAATATTTTTATGGCAGTAATGAGAAATTATACTTTATATCTGGTGATTATAAAAATGCAACTGGATATATTTCTCCTAACACTTCAAAACTACTTGACAAAATACTATTAGAAATAATAGGGGATTTTGAAATACCCGTGATGGAAAATTTTTCTATAAAAACTTTCTGTCACATTTGGGGATATTTATCCGCTGATGTCAATATAGGATCTTTGAAGAGATATTGGATAAACCTTAATTTATGGTTTAAATCATTTACTGACCACATGAAATTACAGAAATTTAAACTTTCTGAATTGAGACAAAAATATTTTTCAGATAGAAGAGTTAGAATTGCAAAATACAGTAATTCTAAGGTAATTGGACAGGAGTACATTACTCAAACTAACGAACAACTTATGGGAGACATCAAATCATTTCCTTTACTTTGCCTCTTGAATTATGCTCTATGGTATGATTCAAACGATGGATTTAAAGAAGTTGATTATGTATCACCAAACTATGAAGGAAAGAAGCAACCTATAGTATCAAAAAGAAAGATTTATCCACCATGTTTAATAAACGGTGATGATTTTCTCGCATATACTCCTCTTAGGATATATGAAAAATGGAAAGAAAATACTACAAAATTTGATTTTGTTTTATCCATAGGAAAATCATATCTTTCGACTGATGTTGCTGTTATAAATTCAACTACATTTTACTACTTTAATGGTAAAGCTAGTAAAATAAGAAATAGTTACTTGAATTTAGTTTTTAATTGTCCTTCTGATAGACCTATTAATGCTATCCATAAGTTGATTACAGAAAATAATCCAGAATTGGGAAAACTTTTTATTAAGTATAATAGAGAGAAAATTAATTCACTCTCTTTTAATAGTAAACTTAATTGGTTCTTAGAACCTCATCAAGGTGGCTTAGGCCTCATACATGATAATAGTGTTCCTTTGAAAGTAACACATACTCAAAAGAGAATCATGCACTTGATAAGAAAGAAAAAGTTACCTGAGTATCATTTAAGAATTTCGAGAGAAAAGAAATTCGAAAAGGTATTCCAATTCGGTCTACATACTAATTTTATATCTAGTATGGAGAAAGATTATATTCCTAAAAAGGATTTCTGTTTAATACCTCCTTTAATGTATACACAAATCTTAGCAAGTAATAAGTGCTTTAACAGATTCTATGAAAAGAATATACATGAATCAGAACACCATGATAATAATAAAACATGTAGGTTCTGTAAGGTATTACCATTTAAAAAGAAAAATCTAATTTTTAAATGTACTGAGTTTGAGAAACTTCCTAAAAAGTTAAACGGAATGTTATATAGAAGAGTTAATCCATTCTTTTCAACAAGTGGAGACACAAGCAGTGTTGACAACTTGGGACACCAGAGTAAGGACTGTTTATCCGGCGACAGACTCCTGAATATGGGCTTATCAACGAGATCGATAAGATTGACCCAACTTGTTATTTGTGAAAAGTTATTTGGAAACATGGAGTTAAACAGAATTATGTTTAAATCTATTGAGAATGATGATGAGAAAAGTTCGATCTTTGTTCACTCAGAAGAGTTTGTACATCCTTATTATGAGATGTTACAAAATCTTGAGAATTTATAAAAAAAATGAATGAACAAAGAGGAAGATCAAGAACCCCTAAAAAGACCAATAAACAAGAAAAAAATCAAGACCGTAGTAGATCAAGATCAAGATCTAGATCAGCAAAGAAAGAAGAAAAGGATACTCAAACTAGTTTGAGTAGAACTACTCAATACAACTTTGCTAAAGGTCAATTTTCAGGCAATTCTTTTATAGTCAGAAAAAGAGAGTTTCTACAAAATGTAGTACCTCAAGATCCTTTCGCTCCTGTAAAGATTGAATTCAATCCAGGATTAGCAGAATCCTTTCCATGGTTATCTGGAGTTGCTCCTAATTTTGAGAAATATGTAATTAACAAATTGAAAATCCACTATGAAACCTCACAAAGTACATTTGTACCGGGTATGGTAATGATTGCACCAGAATTTAATATTACTGATGATTTACCAATTACTAAGACAGAATTGCTCGAGTATGCGTATGCAGCTAGAGCTCCTGTTTGGAAGAATTTTTCAATTGATATTTCAAAAAAAAGTATCATGAATTACAAGGATTACTATGTAAGAATAGGAAATGTTTCTGACAAGAAACTATATGATCCATTATATCTAATTATCGCGACAGATGCAGTCTCTACTGATTTGTCTTATTGCGGTGAAATCTGG